CTAAAAGTTTACAAATACCTGCACCTGGTTTAAATATTCCTGGTGAAGAAAGGTATAATATATAATGGGTGGAAGAGGGCGTCCGGCTCCACCGCCACCACCACCACCAGCACCAAACCCTGCACCACCAATAGAACCAACACCGCCACCGCCAAAAACTAAACCAAAGAAAGATAAAAAAGCAATAAAGAAAGGTGCGATGCGTTCGGGTACTAAAGTTTTACAGTCTACAACAGGCTTAGCAATCCCTACTAATGCAGGAGGGTCAGGAGTGAACATACCTTAATGGATATAAAAACAAGCACAACAGCAAAACAACGCTACGAAAAATTGTCTGCTGATAGATTTCATTTTCTTGATAGAGCGCGTGATTGTTCTGAATTAACAATACCGTCACTTATTCCTGACGAAAGTTTTAGTGAGAGTTCTGAACTGTATACTCCTTTTCAATCAGTAGGTGCAAGAGGTGTTAATAATTTAGCATCAAAATTGTTGTTGTTGTTACTTCCTCCTAATTCACCATTCTTTAGATTTAGTATTAGTGGCAAAGCTAAGGAAGAATTAGACCAACAAAAAGAAGCTAAGGCATCTGTTGAAGAAGCATTGGGAAAAATGGAACGAGAAATATCACACAAAATTGAACGCCTTGCTTTACGTGTGTCTACTTTTGAAGCACTAAAACACCTGATTGTTGCCGGGAACGTCTTGGCGTATTTACCTAAAGAAGGTAACATGAGAGTGTACCCTTTGACGCAGTATGTTTGTACCAGAGATTCCAGTGGAACGTTATTAGAAATTGTTATTAAAGAAAACATTAGTCCTTTATCTTTAGATGATGACACACGAGTTGAGTTAGAAGGCCAATATAAAGACGACGAAAGTTTAGACATTTTTACACATATTTATAAATTACCCGATAAGAAATACTACGTATGCCAAGAGATTAAAGGTGTAAAATTACAAAATTCAATTGGAACATACACGGAAAATAATTTTCCTTATATGGCTTTAAGAATGATTCGCGTAGATAATGAAGATTACGGTCGTAGTTATGTTGAAGAATTTTTAGGTGATTTAAAATCTTTAGAAGGCTTATCACAATCCCTAGTCGAAAGTGCTGCAGCATCTAGTAAAGTTGTTTTTATGGTTAAACCTAATTCAGTAACTAGGAAAAGTGATTTGGCACAGACACGTAACGGCGATATTATTACTGGCACCCGTGAGGATGTCACTTGTTTACAATCAGAAAAACAATATGATTTACAAATTGTAGAACGAAGCATTTCTAAATTAGAAGAAAGGCTAGCTTTTGCTTTCTTATTACACACAGCAATACAACGAGAAGCTGAAAGAGTAACTGCACAAGAAATTAGATACATGGCACAACAATTAGAAACTTCTATGGGTGGCGTGTATTCTTTATTATCACAAGAATTTCAATTACCTTTAGTTAACGTGTTGATGAAACGTATGCAACAAGCTAAAGAGATACCAACACTGCCAAAAGGCTCAGTGGAACCAGTCATTGTTACTGGAATAGAAGCGTTAGGCAGAGGCAACGACTTACAAAAATTAAGAGAATTTGTGATGGAGATAATGAACGTTGCGCAAGTCAATCCGCAAATTGCGCAAGCACTCAATACACAAGACCTTGTAACTCGTATTGCCACCGGACTAGGAATAGATGTTGAGGGTTTAATTAAAACCCAAGACCAGCTACAAGCCGAGCAAGAAGCAGCCATGGCACAACAACAAGAAGCTATGGTAACTGAAAAAGCAATGGATGTAGTAGCGCCGGCAGCTGCGGAAGCAGTTAAAAACGACGTAGCAGAATAACACCTGCAAGGAGTGTCAAGTGGATACAATAGAAATTACATCAGAAGAAACAGCTTCTGAAAAACCAGGAGCAGAAGCCCCTGTAACGGAAACAGCGCCGTCTGAAAAGCCGGCTGGTTTGCCCGAAAAATTTGAATCGGTTGATGAGTTAGTAAAATCTTATCAAGAATTAGAAAAAAAATTAGGGACAACTTCACCAGAAGAAACTCCTAAAACTGAGAAAGAAAGTCTTGAAATTGGTGAACAAGCAGCAAACACCGCTGGACTTGATATGGATGCGCTTGTACAAGAATACCAAACAGACGGGCAGTTGTCAGATACTACTTATGAAAAATTTGAAAAAGTTGGAATTACAAAAGAGTATGTTGATACTTACATTGCAGGACAAGAAGCTTTACAACAACGTCAATCAAGTGAAATTAAAAGCACAGTTGGTGGCGATGAAGCTTATTCAAAATTAGTAACTTGGGCCTCTGACAATTTAAACGCTGCAGAACAAGAAGCTTATAACAACGCGGTTAACTCAGGAGACATGGAAACTGTAAAATTAGCAGTGTCTGGGCTGCAAGCACGTTATGTGAGCAACACTGGAAGTGAACCAAATTTACTTGATGGTAAAACATCAACTCCAGCATCACCCGGCTACGATAGTTGGGCGCAAGTAACTGCGGCCATGGCTGACCCGCGTTATGAAAAAGATTCAGCGTACAGAAATGAAGTACAAAACAAATTAAAAGGAAGTAATTTATAATGTATTTAACTTTATTAAAACTTCACTATACAACTGAGCTTTCTAAAGCTGAAATCCAAATAGACTTGGCCTTACAAAATCCAGGGACAAGTTCATTTGATGCTGTTAAAGATAATTTTGATTCTTTAATACAGTGTCGCCAAGCTCTGGAAACAATAACTTCTATTGAAGAAAAAGCAAAAGAAAAAAATGATTCTCCTAAATAGCTGTGCTAACTTATTAGTTGGCAGCTAGCTAAAACATTTTATCGGAAATAGCCTGACCTGGTGCGCCAGACAATCTTGTGAAATAACGA